TTTGCATCCCAGAAGCTGGCTGTTGATTTTGTAAAGATGCACCCATATCAATCCTTTTTCTTGAATTTTAGCTAGTTTTTGACATTTTAGCTATTTGAAGTTGGAGCCACAGGCCAAACCACATTAAATGGATAACCAGTTTGAGTGGGAATATTCCTTAAAGCCTGTCTATATGTAGCCCATTCTTGTTGTTTTTCTGCTGTCAAAGGACTATTAGGAAGCTGTGTCCAGTCTGATTTTTGAAGCAAATTCAATCTGTTTTGAATAATCTGAATGATTGCTTGTTCTGAATCATCAATCCAAACTTTGTTTAGATAATCAAACTTGGATAATACATTTGGCTTTATAGGCAATGCACAAACTTGATTGTTGACTATGTAATGCGTATCCCATGAAACATGATTATCTATTTCTATAGCATATTCATTTGTGACAATTTGATATTGCAATAGATTTTCAGGACATTCAACAGTTCGCAATATTTGCCCTAATTGATTGTATATAGCAAATTTCATCGTGCGCTCACAAGACCAATTAATGTTGATTGACTAGAACTATTTGCAATTCCAATGGAATATGTAAATGTACCCGTTCCTGGAAAATCAATATAATACAAAGACACATTTTCATAAAAAAAGCCTGTATCTTGAGTGGTAGTTTTTATAAGAGTTCCGTTTCTGTATAAATACAAATATCTTTTTTCACTTTCAGTATAGTTTTGCTCAACAAAAGCAATCAGTGTTACGGGAACTGATTGTGCAGAAGACATATCAGCAGTAATCAAAACAGTTACGGTTGCTCCATTACCACTAGCATAAGAACTCAATGGAACTGTGACCGCATTTCCTTGAATGCTGCTGGTTGCAACCACACTACCATTTAAATATAAAGTAGAACCATCAAATGAAATATTAGTAGATGAGTTACCAAGAGCAAAAGTGCCAGAAGCGCCACTAGGGTTAAACGTAGCCCCAGTTCCTGTCATTGATGTGCCAGACTGAACAGCGCTACCTACTTGAAAATTACTTCCTGAAATATTAAAGTTAGTTCCATCATAAGTAAATCGACCAGCAGAAGCATTTCCAAAAGCAAAAGTTCCGTCTTGCTTTAAAATTCCTCCATATCCCGACATTACTCCACCAGAATAATTAACAGTTCCAGCTTTAACGTATCCAGAGCCTGTAGAAGGCGAATTAACCGTTAATTGACCAGCATTGACAGTAATTGCTGATAATTCACCTACTTTAAGGCTAGACAAATAAGGAGTGTTCCATACAGTATTGCCAGTAGATGGATCATAAGTGCCATCAGATTGATAGAGTGAATTGGTGCTAGTGGGTGATGGGTCGCTTGCATACCATGTGTAATTCAATCCCCAAGTTGTATTAGATTGTGTTGCAGTAGGAAAACTTGAGCTACCAGAAGTGGTTATGTTTCCAGCAGTCGGTGATGGGCTGCCTGAAACCCTTGCATAACAAATTCTAGAAGATGCACCATTTAATGAAGCATATCCAGAAACGACAATACTTGATGTTGTCCAATTGATTGTTGTTGTTGTTGCAGAAGAAACATCAGTAAAACTAACCGTAGCGGTGTAAAGATAATACCCACCAGCAGGAGCAGAAGTGATCGTATTACTCCAACCCGTAGGATTAGGAGTGAAACTGCTAGAAGACCATGTGTAAGTTGATGTTCCTGAAATTGTGGGAGTTGATAGCGCCCATTGATAAACAGAAGCAGTCGCTGATTTATTGCCTGTAGGTCCTGTTGGCCCTGTTGGTCCCGATGAACCTGTGTTACCAGTTGGTCCCGATGAACCTGTGTTACCAGTTGGTCCCGATGAACCTGTGTTACCTTGTGGTCCTGTTGGCCCTGTTGTTCCTGAAGCCCCATTTTGAGATATGGAAGTAACCGCAAACCCAGATGTCCAACTAACTGTAGTTGTCGTGGCTGTTGCTACATCTGTTACACCTTTGCTAGCTTGCCAAAGATAAGTATTGGGTGTTCCAGGATTGGTTGGGATATAAGTTAACCAACCATTGGTTCCTGTATAACCTGAATTAATTCCTGTTGACCAAGTAAACGTACTTGATCCGTTAGGATTGCCTGGCGTTGTGTTTGACCATTGATAAAGGTAAACAGTAGCATTTTGATTTGCAGGAGTTCCTGTCGGACCTGTAGAACCAGTTGTTCCAGTTGTTCCAGTTGGCCCTGTAGTTCCATTTGTTCCTACCAAAACAATTGGATAAGAACTGTTAGTCCAATCCAAAGTAGATGACGTTACATTTGAATTAACAGACAAAGGAATAAAAATAGCCCACAGATATTGTCCTGGAGTGCTTCCACCTGGAACAGAACTAGACCATCCAGAAGGGGGCGTAAAGCTGTTTGTTGCCCATGTATATGTAGATGTTGTAGAAGGCCTTGTAGGTGGTGTAGATGAGCTTGTCCACTGATAAATAGCTTGCGTAGTGGTCTGCAATGTAGAAGTAAACGTAATAACGTCTAAATCAATTGCTGATCCTGAGTCTTGAACGTAATAAACAGCAGGAGCAGTTGTAGCCACTACGATAGATATTTGTCTACCACCAGATGTTGCATACCAAAGAAACTTAGTAGTTCCAAATCCACCAGTAGCCTTGGTCCAAATATAGTCATCAGGGTTAGTGGATTCAACGCTTGAATTAGAGTTTCTTAATCCGTAATAAGCTTTGTTGGTAGGACTATCGGAAAACCCCACAGAACCGTCATAAGAGTCAGCATATTTAACAGACAAATACTTGTAGTAATACCCAATTAATCCTGTTGGCCCAGCAACAATCCCTGACGTAGAGTCAACGACAACATTTGAGCCAAAGTTGCTCAATAAATAGTTAACTGCATCAGTAATTTCTGATGTTGTGGCTTGGGCATTTAACGAAAAAGGCATTAGAACGAATCCTCTGCAACAGTTGCTTGCCAGTTCAATGCCGTGACATTCCAAGTGTCTGTAGCATCGTTAGTCTCAATTTTTACAGAAGACGTTCTAGGATGATTCTGTTGAGTGGTAACCCAAGGCGTATCCGTATTAATGGTCATGGTTCCTGTTTGACCATAAGTTGGGGTTTGAGCTGTAGAGTTAGCGCCTCCAACAGACGCATTAATTACCCCAGTTCCTGAAACCTCAGGGTAAAGTCTATGCAAATAAACCTTTGATGAATAAGGAACGGGACCGTTTTGGTCTTCTAGGAAAATGTTTGTTCTTTCAAATACTGCGTCAATTGCATTTCCACAAAAACCATTGGTTTGACCTGTCTGTACCAATTGAGAAGAACTAACCCCTCCTTGAGCGTATACAACGGTTCTAGAAGCAAAATTAAATCCTGATGAATACACGGGTGACTCTGCGCCATTACAAGCGGTTTGAACGTCTTTTGGTGCATTCCAGATTTTCAAATCATAACGATAGGAAAGCATCTTGTTACAGAATCCTGTTGACGTTAGATCAGGATAGTAAATTTCAATCTGATACTTTTGGGTATTGTTGACCATGAAAATACGGTCGTAATACGTTTTATTAATGTTTCCGTAAAAGTAATTCTTTACTTTTTGATTGCCAATTGAAACAAACTCAGTACCATTGAAAACCCAAATGTCTCTAGAATCAATACCGTAAACTTCGGTGTCGTTGTTGCACCAGCAATTGGTGTTAATTAGCCCACGCCCTTGGCTAAACAAACGAATGCCGAAAATAGGCGCTGTGGAATTCTGGTAATTAATAGGTGTAAAAACAACGGTATCCCAATAAGAACACACATAAAAACAACCGCCAAGGAAAAACCCGTCAATGATCGGACCCCTGACAGGTATTTCAAGTTCATTGGCTACGTTTGTAGTAGTGGGAAGCCATGTCGCAGGAACCCCCGTATTGGCAAAAGATTGTGACCATCTCACCGTAGTGGCAAAGTTTAAGGTCTGACCCGTAGAATACGTCTTTGTTAGGTTTCCTGCAATCAAAATATTACCCACGTTGGGTGAGCAATAGTTCCTTACAAAAGCAGCGGTTACAGAAGTAACAGCAGGAGAAAGGGTGTTTTCATAATTCCACACATAATATTGTGGAGCAGCGTCATAAATGTAAATTTCGGTTTGTGTGGAAGCCGAATAGTACATTGGTGGTCTAAGGGTATCGTTGATAAAGAATACCTGACCAACCCAAGATGTAGTAATTCTGGTGTCATCGGTGTAACCAGATAAGGTTACGTTAGGGTTTGCACCTACTCCAGGGGTGATATTGGTAATTCCACCTGCATCAACACGATACCAGATGCCTTCTCTAGTAGCCACAATGAAGGCAAAAGCAGTAGGAGTAGTGAACCCACCATCAACATAAATGACATGCCCTGGAATGGTTGAAAGAATATATTGCTCACCTGAGATCTTTTTAACCCCACGAACATCGGATTCAATGTTTTTCCCAGAGTTGTACTCAGTAGGAGCCAAAGCATTACTTGGCACATCAGGAGTAAAACTCATTTTCGATAGGGGAGATTTTAGGGCAATATAGTCGCTCATGCTATTTCTTTCTGCATACTGTCCAGATTTTGAATTAACCGTACGTCATTAGGGTTAAATTCTATCGCTTTCTTACAGTATTCGATAGCCATTTCTCTGTATCCAAGCTTCCAAGCGGCTATAGAAGCAAGGTCGTATGGTCTTTCTGTCCATACCTCAGGATTGCATGTATAGACCAATTGACGGTCAGTAATGGCTAAAGCTTGTTTGGCAGCGTATAGGCTTTCTTGCCACATGTAATGTCTATAACAGAACATCGACAAATCAACCCAAGGTTCACGAGTAGAAGGCGCTTCTGCACATGCCAATCTAAACCATTTTAGGGAAAGATAATCGTTTTTGGTTTCTTGATAGCTTTTGCCTAATAAGCGCATGGCATAGCATCGTTCGTTTTCCCATGTTGCCTCTGGCATCTCTAAATACCGATTTAAAGCCTCTATAGCTTCTTCCCATCTTTGGTAGAAGGTTAGCTCACGGGCATAGTAAAAAGCGTTTCTAGGGCATCTAGGATCTTCTGTAACCGATACTTTTAAAAGATCTAAGTATTGACCACGAGACTTGGTGGGATCAGGGTGGTGGCTTACCAATAGTTTGTCAGTATGTGCGTAGACTTCTTGTATTCTTGGATCAGGACGAGGATATTCATGGCACGAGTGAGCCCAAAAATAACCGTGGCGTGCATGAATCTTTTCATAGTAAAAAGAAATCCCACAACCCCAATCAAACTTATAGCGCAAGCGAGAAGTATTTTGATCCCAAACACGCAGAATTTCCTCACGCCACCCGTCTTCAAGTACTTCATCTAAATCCAAACTAATGCAAATGTCGATGTCAGGAGGGATCAGGGCTAAGACTGCTTCTCTAGCCTTATCAAACCTCCAAGGCGTGATGTAAATACGGGGAACAACAGCCCCACATTCTTTAGCCAAAGCAACAGTATTGTCAGTAGATCCTGTGTCACCAATAATGATTAAATCAGCATCT